ATCGAAAGTGATTTGATTAGGATAAGTTTCTGTGATATAACAATAAGGATATTTTGTTAGACCATAAAGTAGATGTGGTTGACTTTGATAACTATCAATAAATTCTTTCGATTCTTTAATAGTATCGAATTTCATTGAAGTTAGATTTTTACCATCTAAAGATTTGATACCAGTTTCTCGTTTCACAGGAACATACATGGTAGGTTTGTATCTAACTTTGAAGTTAGAACGAACACCATTTTTGACTGCACGGACTAGTAATTGATTACCCCATTGGGCAACATGAGAATAAAAGTTCATAATATAGAGTATACACTAAAAAATTGTTGTTGTCAAATTAACCAAAAAGAGTTTCTTGATTCTTTTCAGGGTCATCTTCTCCATGAGCTTCATAAGGATAATGCTTAATAAGTGTATTTAATTTATCTTCTGCATCAGTAAGCTTTTTCAATTCACAATCTACTGCACTCACTAAATCAGGATGTTCTCCTACACCAACTGGATTATTCCTGTACACCTCAATGTTTGCTTTTGCAGATGCAATTTCATATTGATATTTTGCTCTTAAAGCTTTTATAATCATTCTTCTATCCTTTTATTTCCAATGTTATATTTTGTTTCTAAAATCCATTCTCCCTTTTCTTTAAATGAAATTACTTTGATTTGGGAAAGTGGTGCTTTGTTATCTATGTTACCAACTATTTCGACTAAACCCCAATCTTTTAATAGTTGAGCAATAGAATTTCTTCTTGCAATGTCATTACTTGATATATTAGTTTGTTTGCCGTCTAGAGCAAACAATTCCTTGAAATGTACTAGATAATAGCTTCCTTGCTTGTGTAGGATGTGGCAGCTTTGATACAACTTTTTTTCTTTTCGAGATGCAACACCTATTCTTGAAAGTGTTTCTCTAACTTTTAAAAAGTCATCTGGTTCTTTTAACTTGATTTCGAGCATCTGCTCTGGATTCCATATTACATCATTCATTTTCTTCCACCTTTGTTTAGTTTTTTTCTTATAGTGGTTATTTGTTCTTTGGTTAGTATCTTCAGAGCAGTTTTAGCCTTTTCATTACTATAACCATAATACTCTTTTACATACTCTATGTCTTCAATTTTACCACTTTTGACATAAGGTTCAAATCGCTTTCGCTTTCTAATACTATTTAGTAAAAAGTCAAATTGTAACTTTTTATCTAAATGATGCCTCATGTTAATCTCATTGACTAACATAATTGTGTCATTGTGTGGTGCTAGACATTTATTAACAATGTAAGGTGGATATTTCTTCTTCCAAGTTTCATCATCACTATCTAGTAACTTTTCTTTTGTGTGATTAATTGCGTTTAGATAATCTTTTAATTCATACATCACATATTCTCTGCATAAAGAACTCTGTAATCATTATGGTCACCATAACAATGTAGATGTGTGTATATTTTTTTAATGTTGGCTTTCACAATTTTACTTGTCCACCAATCTTGATCTTCTACTGTGCAATGTGCATTTTCACCATTAGGTAAAATTTGGTTTGCAAGTTGTGTTGAAATACCAAGAAAAACAAATTTGTTTGCTTTTTCAAAATGTGTTTTCAAAACATCATCAACTTCTTCTTCAGGAATATGTTCCATAACATCAACTGAAAAAACACCATCAAAAGTTCCTTTAGGCATTTTTGACCATTTAGGTATTGCAAAATCATATCTTTCAGGTAAAATGTTATGAAACCATCTATTATGAATTTTATTATTTTCATAATCTGCTTTACCACAACCAAAATCTAAAAGTGTTTTTGATTCTGTTTCTTCGATCATTTTTTGAATAAAATGAGCTTGAACAGAAAGTGCATTACCACCACCATAGTGAATTGATTTTTCATGTATTTCTTTATATTGATCTAAATATTTCATTTGAATTTTACCTGTGACATAGTTTCTAACATAAATGCTAACATATTAATTTCTTGATCAGCTACAAATGCAGACTTATATTGATAATCTGCAACTAACAAAACTAAATGTGGTACAGTTGATGGTTCAATCTTTTCATATAATGTATCATATATCTTTTTAAATATAGACGCATCATTATCAAGATTGTTTACAACCCATTTACGAATAGATTTAAAATCTTTTTCTTTTAAGAATGTTACTAAATCTTTCATATTAGTTTCTGAAATACTAACTAATATACCTGAATCAATTTTACCTGATGCAGAATATCTTTGTAACTCATTAAGTATTCTTCTCCAATCAGGGAAATGTTTTTGAATCAATTCAACAACTGGTCTTGGTTCAAAATCAATTTCTTCTTGAGTTAAAATAGTTTCTATTCTTTTGAAAAAAGTTTGTGCAAGTTTTGGTTTCTCAGCTGTGGGTATTACAAAATCAACATTAGAACATCTTGATTGTAAAGGTTCTAAAATTTTGTTTTTGTAATTACAAGTAAATATGAAACCACAATTCTTATGAAATTCTTCAATAAAACTTCTTAATGCAGGTTGAACAGATTCAGGATTGAGATAGTCTGCCTCGTCAAGAATAACATACTTTCTTTCACCACCAATAGACATTGTAGAAGCAAAGTTTTTTATCTTTGTTCTTAAAACATCTATCTGTCTACCTTCATCAGAACCATTGATTAGAATATAAGTACAACCTAATTCTTCTAATACTGCCTTTGCAACAGTAGTCTTTCCTACACCAGGCTTACCTGATAATAGTAAATTAGGTATGTGTTTATTATCTACAAATTTTTGAAATGTATTTTTTATTTCTTTTGGTAAAATACAATCACCAATCTTATTGGGTCGATACTTTTCGACCCAAAGCATCACATCATTCATTATATAAACTCCTAACGATTATTAGTTAGATTCTAGTGCAATAAAATACTCTATATCTTTTTTCTTATGTTTAAAATTAGAGATACCTTTATCACTAACTTTAACATCATAATCGCCAGACAATAATTTTAAATTTTCTACTTTAAAATTGTATGAAAAATCTGATTCTGCATTTTCACCAACTTTAATTGAAAAATCATTTGATGATGTATTCTTTCTATCTGTTATTAACAGATTGATATCAGAACCTTGAGTTCCTTTTAAAACTAGATCAGGAACATTTAACACAGCCGCCGCTTTTTGTATCTGTGCAAATATACTTTCTGTCAGAACAAATTGAACTGCAACACTAGGCATTGTTATTTCTGTTTTTGGTGCAGTAACAATTGTAGGATCTGAAAAATAATAGTTCAAAGAACTGTTACCATTTTGTTCTTTAAGTTTTACACTTTCATTAGAGAAAGTTAAATCTGGTTCGCTAAATAATGATAATGCAGATAAGAATTCATTCAAGTCATATATTGCAAACTCTTGTGAAAAATTATCTGATACATTAGATAGTGCAACAATGTTTTTCATTGCAGACATTGTAGCAATTTTACTACCACCTTTAACTAAAAGATTGGGATTGATTTGAGAAAAGTTTTTTAGAACTTCTCTTGTATCTTCACTTAATTTCATTACGATTTTCCTCATTTAATTGTTTAGTGACTTCTTCAACTCTAGTGTATAGAACACCAACTGCTGTGTGTAAATGTCCTGTATCAGTAGGTTGAATTCTTTCTTTCAAGATTCTTATCTCATCCATCAAGAAAACTAGCCTATCAACATTGCTTATCATTTTTTACCTTTCAGTATTTCATCATGATTATAAATTGCCATGATTGTGTAATGTATTATCTTCATCAAATCATTACGATTGTATCCACTTTTCTTTCCATATCTTTGTGCATACTTCATAATGTTACCAATACAAAAACCTTCACCATGACCATTGTCCATTATAAATTCAGTTGCTTGAAATTTATTTCTGGAGTAATGCTCAGAGTATGTCTTTGCAACATACTCTGAAACATCTTTAAGGATTTTGTCCTCATTATACTTACAGTTTTTAATAGGCATACTGTGTATCGAGAACCTTTTCGATTCCTGCGGCTATGATTGCTTTAGAAGGTGTTCCAAGTCTGTAGTTGACTTCACCATCTACTTTGTTCTCATAAATGCAGAAACCTCTTTTGCGAAGTGTATGAATTAACTTCGTAGGTGAGGTTAAGTCAAATCTGCTTCTTAAAGTTTTCCAAGAAACATTTTTGCCCTTCATGAGTAGATTTACTACTTTTTGAGTTTTACTTAACTTTTTATACATAATATATCTCCATAACGATTTAAAAACAAATTATAACACAAAATAAACTTATTTGTCAAGTATTACTTTATGTCTATCAAACGAGGCTTCTTTTCCTCTGGAATGATTCTTTCAAGGTCAATAACCAAAAGTCCATGTTCTAATGATGCACCATTTACAACAACATCTTCAGCAAGGTTAAACTTTCTTTCAAAATGTCTTTTTGAAATACCTCTGTGTAGATATTCTTGATCGTCATCTTTAGAAACATCTTTTGTTCTTATAACAAGAACATTTTCTTTGGTTTCAATTTCGATATCATCTTTTTGAAAACCAGCAAGTGCAATTTCAATTTTGTACTTGTCGTCTTTCTCATGAATGATATTGTATGGTGGGTAACTTTGATTAGAATATACATCATCTAATAATCTATCGAACATTCTATCAAAACCAATTGAGTATGTTTTGACCCTAGCAGGGTCGAGGTGTGCTAATGAATTTACCATTGTATTATCTCCTATTTAGCAAGATTAAAATGTAATACCCATAAGGCATATTACGATAACTATTTATACAAAAAGTATAAACAAAATGATAATTTTTTTCTTTTTGGTGAGTGTAAAAAATTATCAAAAAACATTAACTCGGCAATTTAAGTTTCGTTTTTAGGAAAAATAAACTTAGCGCAGATGCTGAAACAAAACCGTAAAAGTTTTTTTTGTTCACGAATTAAAAACTTTTAAAACATATCCGTTCATATGAGGCTACCTAATAGGACTACCTCTGAACCTAAGCAACTTCAGCATACTCAAGTGCTTTGTCTAAAGCGTTGAGTTTAACTTTACGATTTCTACCGTACCATGCAGATACAAGTCTTGAATCGTTTTCTCTACCTTGCAAATGGTCAGTCATGTAAGTAACAGCATTAAATGCTTGCCACCAAGAACCCTCACCATATTTTGCGCCAGGCTGAGTTTGTAAGTTATCATGTGCAAGTGAAGCGTTTCTAGAATTTTCACCAAAAACATCATTGAAGTATGCAGTAACATTTTCAGCAGTATATCTCTTTTTACCAAGAAATTGTGCCATTGTTTTGTACTGTTCCATCTTTTCTCTTGCAATACCCATTTGTTGTTTAACTTCTTCTGCATCAAATGGTTTTCTATGATTTACTGTTAACATTTTATCTGTACTTTGATTTAAAGACAATGTTAAAGTATTATTACATACAACTCGAACAGGTGTCATTCTGATATCAATACACTTACCAAATTTGTGTGGATTTGTAAATAAGAAATAATTATCAGTAATATCACCATTGAATAATTCAAATGAATCTTTTGTTTTAGCAAGAGCCCAAACAATTTCACCATTTTTCAATGAACCTGCTGTGTGCATTTCCATATCACCTGCATTTACATATTCAGTAAAAAAATCAAATGCTTCTGAATTTTGAACTGGATTCCAATTAGAACCAACAATATCTAAAACAGTATTATCTGATTGTCTTACAAGTGCTCTTTTACCATGCACTTCTGCACCAGATGATGTTGTAATAGTTTCTTTCTCAACTTTCCAATCAAGACCTGCTTTTCTCATAAATTGTTCAGTTGTCAAGTCAGCAGGAACTTTCTCTCCAAGACCGTGCCATGGAACTTCACCTGCATAAGCCATTGTTTCTACATTGTGTGACATTTTCTCTCCTTTAGTTAATTAAGTTTATGAGTACATTATACTTGTTTTGATAACATTTGTCAATACTTATAACGAAAAAAGAATTGTTTAAAATCAAGGACTTACTGAACCAGTTCTGTGAAATGTTTCCAATCTTTAACAAAATGTATATCTTTTCGATATTTGCCTTCATCTTTGTATTTTAAGTTGTAATCATGTTCCATGATAACAGATTTCAGTCCATGTGT